CCGACCGGCGATGACTACACCGGCCCGATCGTGCTGGCCACCGAGGCCTGGACGCTCGTCTCGGGCGTGCCGTACTGGCGTGTCTCGGGCGACGTGACCATCGCGCAGGACGCGGACAACGGCTTCACCGACGGCTACTGGGGGATCATCTACAACAACACCGACGCAAACAAGCGCGCGGTCGCGTTCCTGGACCTCGGCGGGCCGGTCGGCAACGTCAGCGGGCCGATCGAGATCGCCTGGAACGGCGCGGATCAGGACGTGCTGTCGATTGCGCAGAGCTGATCATGACTCCAGCACAACTACAAGCGCTGAACACGGCGATCAACGCCACGCCGGCATGGTCTGCCATTCCGAACAACGACGACGGGCACTTCGCACTCGCTGCGCTGCTCAATCAGGCGGCCTCTCCGGCATTCCCGGTGTGGCGGTCCGAGGTCCCCGTCGAGTCGCTGATCGACGGCATCGACGGCGCGAAGTACACGCCGACGGACGTGCCGGATGCAACGGCGACGTTCACCAATCGCCTGCTCGCGATCCAGACCAAGCAGATGAACCTGCAGAACCTGATCGTCGGGCGCGCCACGCTCAATTGCTCGAAAACCAACGTGAGGGCCTGGCTCCGCGATGCGGTGATCCAGGTCCCTGCCGGCGCGAACGGCGCGAACGTGAACCCGGGCGGCACGAATGGCGGGACAGTCCTGGCGCTGTGCACGCGCAGCGCCACGTCGGGAGAGAAGGTCCTCGCTGGCGCCCAGGAGACGACCGGCGGCGTGACTGCCAATGTGCTCGGCTACGAAGGCCAGATTTCCCCGTCCGATGTTCAGCAGGCTCGCAGCCTGGGGTAAGCCATGGCAACCGCAACCATCAATTACAGCTCGAACACAGCCATCACGATGGACCTGGCGAACCTCGCCAGCTCTTCGACGTTCGTGGCTGGCCGAGAGTCGAGTCAGATCGACAACACGTCGAACAAGTACATCGACGCCATGGTGAGCGGAAACATCGCTGTCGGCACGACGCCGACTGCGAACACCCAGATTGCGGTCTATGTCTGGGGTGCTGACACCTCGCTCGCAACGACTGCGATCGACACGCTCGACGGCACTGACTCGGCTGAGACGCTGACGAATACCGGGGTTCTGTCGTCGCTCAAGAGGCTCGCGACCATCAATGTGCTCGCGACCACATCGGACATCCAGTATCCGATCCTGCCCACATCGGTGTGCTCGGCGCTGGGCTTGCAGGCTCTGCCGAAATTCTGGGGCCTGTATGTGGCGCATAACACCGGTGTGAACCTGCGAAACAACGCGGTCAATACGAACGGGCTGGAGTTCGTCGGCCTGAAGTGGGATATCGCCTGACATGATCGTCCAGCGCGTCCGGCACGTTGCTCCGCCAGGTTACGCGGCGCAGATCCGCGAGGATCTGAGGCCGCTGATCGGCGTGTACCCGGCCGGGTTCGGACTGGTCGGAACAGATGGGGTGCCGCTGACGGTTGGGTCGGGCATCACGGTCGTTCCGGGGCGCGACGGAGTGGCGCTGGACACCACTTCGAGCAATACCGGCATCACGCGCTCCGTCTCTGTAACCGATCACCCGCTGACACTGGTTTTCGGAGCGCGGTGGGATAGTTCGGCAAACACATACATCGCCTCAATTGCGACGGCGGCCGACAAGACTTGTCGCCTCTTCAACAGTACAGGCGCCTACACCGCGCAGCACATCGGGGCGACGACCAATGCATCGGCCAATACCGGTGCAGTCGTGTCGGATGGCTACTACGGGATTGGTGTGGCTGTCTTTGCTTCGCCGACTGACCTGCGTGTGTACGGTCGTGGCAACGCAGGACAAGGGCGGGGCGCATCGACTACCAACGTTGGGGCCCTGGGCACCCTGGATAAGGCGGCCTTCGGCACCTACGACGGCAGCGTCAAGATCAACGCGATGGACGGGCAAATTCAGTTTGCCCAGTGGTTGCGCGTCGCCCTCACCGATGCCGAGGCTTGGGCACTGGTCGACAACCCGTGGTCCATGTTCCGGCCCCGGAGCATCTGGGTGCCGGTGTCGGCGGGCGGAGGCGGGACGTCAATAGGCGCTGGCGTTGGCTCGGCCGCCGCCGCCGGCCACGCCAGCAGCATCGTGCTGCGCACGCCGGTGTTGGCCGGCGTTGGGGCAGCCGCGGCGACAGGCCATCAGGCGGCGCTGGTGATGCCGACGGTTGTCGCGGCAGGGGCGGGTGCTGCCGCGGCGGCCGGCCTCACTGCGACCGTTGTCTTGTCGACGCCGATCCTTGCCGGCGCCGGGGCCGCTGCAGCCGCAGGGCATGCCACAGAGATCACCACCGGCACCACGATCCAAGCTGGCGTCGGGTCGGCCACTGCGGCCGGACACGCCGCCACCGTCACGCTCACGACCTCCATCGCGTGCGGTGTCGGCGCTGCGCAGGCGACCGGTGCCGCAGCGGTCATCCAGGCCGGCAACATCGTCGTGCAGGCTGGCGTCGGTTCGGCTGTCGCGGCGGGCCACGGCGCGGTGATTGCGCTGTCGACGGTCATCAATGCCGGCACCGGCGCCGCGACGGCAGCCGGCAGCCAAGCCCAGATCGGGCTGGGCGCGCTCATCAGCGCCGGCACCGGCGCGGCCAGTGCCGCCGGCAGTGCGGCGACGGTGGCGCTGACCACCAGGATCAGCGGCGGCGTCGCGAACGCCACGGCGGCCGGGCTGGCGGCCGAGATCACGCTCACGACGCCGACGCTCATTTCGTGCGGCATTGGTGCGGCGACTGCGCGCGGGCACACCGCGAGCATTGTTGGTTCGGGCGACTTCATTTCTGGCAACAACGACGTGTGGCTCGTGCCGCACCGTAGCACCGTCGCGCACGTCGATAACCGCAGGCGGAGAGGCTGATGCAGATCCTTGAGAAACGCACGTTCGACCGCCGGGTGTTCGACATCGACTGCTCCGAGCTGCTGGACACCGCGGAGACGATCAGCAGCGTGACCGCGATCACCGCCGACCAAGGCGGTTTCACGTTCGGCACGCCGGCGGTCAATGCGGCCGCGGTCGAGTACCCGGACGAGAACCGCACGGTAGCTATCGGCAAGGTGATCCAGGTCCGGATCGAAGACGGCGCCGTGCCAGCCGGGAAGAACGAGTTGCTGTGCACGATCCGGGCGCGGTTCGCGACCTCGCTGAATCCGCGCCTGGAGGCCACCGTGCTGCTGCGCTTGACCGACCAGGCTGGCGACGGCTGCGAGTGCTGACCATGGTCACCAAGACCGCGACGCGCGTCGAAGGCCTGCGCCAGCTTGGCGAGGCCATGCGCGGCCTGACCGCGGACATGCAGGGCAAGGTCGCGCGCGCCGCCACGAATGCAGCAGCCCAGATCGTGAAGAAAGCGACGAAGGCCAAGATCCGCAGCAACCCGTCGATCGACAGCGGCTCGATGCTGGATGCCGTCATCACCAAGCGCGTGCCGCCGGCGCAGACGGACCTGACCAGCGAGCACATCGTCACCTTCCGCGGCCGCGGCAAGCCGACGAACAAGAAGGGCCAGCGGATCGCGCGCGCGCCGCATGCGCACTTGGTTGAATTTGGAACGATCAAGATGCCTGCAGAGCCGTCGCTGCGCCCTGGCCTGGAAGAGAACATCCAGCCCGCCACCGCCGCCATGGCCGCGCGCCTGAAGCAGCGGATCGACAAGGCAGGGCAGCGATGAACGCGCATGCCGTCATCAAGGCCGCCATCGCGCACCTCGTCGGCGGCCGCTACTACCCGAACAAGTTCCCGCAGGAGACGACGCGCCCGACCTGGCCGGCGATCCGCGGAACGGTTGCGGTACGCGCCAACGCCGCAAGCCTGTGCGGCTCCGGCGACGAGGCCGACGACGACGTGTCGGTGCAGCTCGATCTCTGCGCCGAGGACTACGAGGCCGCGTTCGCGCTGCGCTCGCAGGTGCGCACGCTGATGGAGGCACTGGACCCGCCGTGCGTCCGGCAGCCCGGCGGCTTCGAGACATGGGACGCGGAGGCCAAGGTGCACCGCATGACCGAGGACTGGGTGTTCTACCCGTCCACCGACGACGCATAGGTTTCCTTCGCAGGAGCCGGCCCCGCTTCGGCGGGGCTCTTTTTCTGACCTGACAAGGCCGCTCATCGAGGCGGCCTTTTTCGTTTCCGTAACCGGCCACATGAGCGGCCACTTTTCATTGAGGAGCTAAAAATGGCTGGCGGCAAGAGCTTCAAATTCCAAGGCAGCACCATCGCCGTGCTGACTGGCTTCGACAACGACTCGCCAGCCCAGGCGATCACAGCAATCACGAAGGCGAACCCCGCCGTCGTGACCAGCACGGGCCACGGCCTGGTGGACGGCGACGTGGTGCAGCTCGACAACATCGTCGGCATGACCGAGCTCAACGATGAGGAGTTCATCGTCAACGTGCTCACCAGCAGCACGTTCGAACTGCTCGGCGTCAACAGCACCGACTACGGCACCTACACGAGCGGCGGCACGATCGCGGTTGGCCAGTTCTCCAACTTCTGCGAGCTCACCGGCTACAACCGGCAGGGCGGGTCGAAGCCGGAGATCGACGCCACGTCGCTGTGCTCGGAAGCCGCCGAGAACGAGCTGGGCCTGCCGGACTTCGGCACCACGCAGTTCGACTACAAGTTCGCGCCGCGCACCGCCATCCAGATCGCGATCCAGACGTTCGACTTGTCGGGTGATCGCTTCGCCACGCGGATCGATCTGCCGAAGCAGGGCGGCCGGATGGTGCAGCTGGGCACGGTGCAGCAGACCAGCGAGCAAGCGGCGGTGAACGGCATCTGGACCGGCTCGACGACGATGCGCAACAGCGGCCGCCGCTACGACTTCGAGGCTGCCTGATGGACCGCGCGACCCTGATTGCGGCGTTCAACTCGACGCCGCTGGAGATCCGGCCGGTCACGGTGCCCGGCTGGGGCTCGTTCCATGTGCGCGAGCTGACCCTGGGGGACATGGACCTGCTCAACAGCGCGAAGAAGGCCGAGGGCGCGTCGGCCGTCGCCGCGCTCGCGATGAGTGCAGCGTCGATGATCTGCGATGAGCAGGGGACGCTCCTCTTCGACGTGAACAGCAAGGACGACATCGCGCTGCTGTCGAAGCAGGGATTCCGGCGCCTGAGCAAGGTGCTGGAGGTCGCAAACACACTCGCCGAGAGCGACAACGAGGGAAACGCCTAGACCCGCATCGCGAGTTCGTGCACGACCTGGCTCTGCACTTGGGCATGACGGCCGGCCAGCTGTCGCGCTCGCTCACGGTTCGGGAGTTCGGCGACTGGCAGCGATACGCCGGCACGCGGATGCTCCCGCTGCGGCGCATCGAGCTCTACCTCGCGCAGATCGCGTACTGGATCGCCGGCACCGGCGGCGTGAAGGACGCGTCGCTGCAGGACTTCATGTTCGACAGCATCGGCGATGACGAAGCCGACGACGGCGATGGAGACGACCTTGACCAGGCAATTGACTTCTTCGGCTTCGCGCCGGTGAAGAAGGGGTGACGGATGGCAAATTCTCTCGGCTCGCTGCTCGTTCGGCTGGGCCTCGACGCGTCCGAATTCACGAGCGGCATGAGCAAGTCCGAGGTGCAGGCCCAGCGTTTCGCGCAGAGGCTCGAGCGCTCAATCACCGCCGGCGTGCTCAAGGCGCAGATCGCCATGGAGGCGCTCGTCCAGGCGGTCCGGATCGCCGGCCAAGCCTTCCAGGTGCTGACCACCGGGGCCGCGGACTTCAAGGACCTCGAGGAGACGACAGGCGCCTCCGCTGAGTCCATCGCGAGCCTCGCAGTCGCGGCGGCTACGGCCGGCGTGGAGATCAGCAGCGTCGCCGGCTCGATGAACAAGCTGACGAAAGGTCTGGTCGGCGTCGACGACGAATCGAAGGCCGTCGGCGCCGCGCTCAAGGCCATCGGCATCAACGTCAAGGATTTCAAGTCACTCGATCCGGCAGCCCAGTACGAGGCCGTCGGCAAGGCCTTGAGCGGCTACGCCGACGGCGCTGGCAGGGTGGCCATCGCGCAGGCCCTCTTCGGCAAGCAGGGCACCGAGCAGCTCAAGGTGTTCAAGGCGCTGGAAGAGGCCGGCGGGCGCCAGATCATCCTCACGCAGGCGCAGATCGAACTGGCGGACGCGTACGCCGATCGCCAGGCGAAGGCGTCGGCCGAACTGCGCATCTACGCACAGGCCGCAGCGTCCTCCGCGCTGCCGGCGCTCACCGCGCTCACCGACGCCGGCACCGAGCTGGTCAAGAGCCTGCTCGGCGTCGACAAAGCGACCGGCGCGCTCGCGACGAATAACGCCATCGCGGAGTTCGCGCGCGACGCCGCCATTGCCGTCGCGACGCTCCTCGAATCGCTGCTCGCCCTCGTGAAGGCAGCGCGCGCCGTCGGCGGCAGCTTCCAGGCCGTTGCCGCGGACTCTGACTACCTGGTCGAGGTCACCAAGAACCTCGCGAACCCGGGCCGCCTGCTGTACGAGGAGAACCGCAAGGCCCTCGCCGACGCGCTCGAGCGTCGCAACAAGACCGCCGAGGAGGCGAACCAGCGCTACGTCGACCTGTGGAAGTACGACGGCGCGCGCATGAGCAACGCCATCCGGGCGGCCACGGACCCGCGCGCGCAGCGGCTCAATGCCTCGACCGATCCGCGCAGCACAACGTTCCAGGCCACCGAGCGCCCGAAGATCACCTTCGAGGGACCGCCCGACACTGCGGCCGCCAACCAGGCTGCGCAGGAGCAGCGCCGCATCCTCGACGGCCAACTGCGCCTGGTGCGCGACTTCGCCCAGCAGCAGGCCGACGCGTACGCGTTCGCCAACCAGTATGCGCGCGGCGCCTATGATGATGGCCTGCAGTCGCTGGCCGCGTTCTTCGAGAGCCAGAAGGCGATTCGCGCCGCCGGACTGAGCGCGCAGCTGGAGGCCATCGACAAGGAAATCTCCGCGCTCCAGGCATACGGGCAGAAGGCCGCGAAGCCTGAGCAGCGCATCGACGCCGAGAACAAGATCGCCGATGCGATGGCCAAGCGCGCTGACGTGGCGCGCAAGGCGGCTCAGGAAGGCATCCTGGCCAACCAGGACGAGGCCCGCGCGCTGAAGCAGCTGCAGGACCGCTACGACGACTTCCGGGCCACGCTGCTGACCCTGCAGGGCGACCGCGGCGGCGCGGCGGCGATCGGCATCGACAAGCAGACCGAGGCCTTCCGCAAGCTGCTCGCGCAGCCCGGTCGCGACCCTGCCGAGGCCGACACGTTCAAGCGCCTGGCCACCGACACCGAGGCGCTGAAGAAGGTCCAGGACGACTACAACCGCCTGCTTGAGCAAGCGCGCATGCAGGAGGAGCTGATCGGCATCGCGGCGCGCGACAGTGGCGCGAGCGAGATGGAGGTCATGGGGCAAGTCGCCGCAGCTCGCCGCGGTTCCCTGGCCGATCTCGACGCCTTGGTCGAGCGCGCCAACGAGCTGGCGCTGGCGCTGGGAGCGCCGGAAGCCATCGCTTTCGCCGAGCGCCTTGGCGTCGCGTTCAAACGCGCCACCGCCGAGGTGGATCCAATGCTGCAGAAGCTTCGTGAGGTCGGCGAGCAGCTGGGCTCTTCGCTCGGCCGCGCCTTCGAGGACTTCATCATCGAAGGCAAGGACGCCAAGGACGTCGTGCAGAGCCTCTGGAAGGAGATCGCGCGCATGGCCATCCAGGAAGCCGTCACGAAGCCGCTGCAGAACTGGCTGGGCAACTTGTTCAAGGGTTTGGGTGGTGGCGGTGGCGGGGCTGGTGGCGGTGGAGGCGGATTCAATTGGGCGTCCGTGCTCAGCTGGTTCGGCGGCCTATTTGCTGACGGCGGCTACCTCGGCGCCGGCAAATGGGGCATCGCCGGCGAGCGGGGTCCAGAACTCATCCGCGGCCCGGCCAACGTCGTGCCGATGAACAAGGGCATGCAGATGGCGCCACAGGGCTACCGCAGCGGGAACGGCCTGGTCATCAACCAGACCATCATCGCGCAGGCCGGCGCCAGCCGAAACGAGGTGATGCAGGCCTCGCTGGCTGCGAAGAACGCCGCCGTGGCTGAGATCCTCGAGATGCAGCGGCGCGGCCGCTCACAGGCTGGCGGGAGCTGACCATGGCGATCCACACCTGGCCCGCCGTGCACATCCCGAAGCTGGCGCACCAGCGCGTCATCACGAACGGCCGCGCCAACGACAGCGCCGAGAGTGGTGTCACCCAGACTGTGACGCGCCCCGGCGGCCGCTGGGGGCTGTCCATCACGATGCGCGCGCAGCCCAACGAAGCGCGCGAGGACTTCGAGGGCTACCTCATCGGCCTGAACGGACGCGAGCACCGCCTCCGGGTCTTCGACTGGAAGCGGCGCCGCCCACGCGGCACGTGCAACCTGACGGGCGTCACGTTGGGCGCCGATGCTGCGCAGTTCGCGACGACGGCCACGCTGGCAGGCTGCGGCGCTGGCAAGACGCTGTTGCGCGGCGACTGGATCGGCTTCTCGTCCGGGCAGCTGTGCCGCATCACCGCGGACGCAACAGCCGACGGCGCCGGCGCAATGACTGTCACCTTTCAGCACTCTCTGCGCGCCGCGCTCACATCCGGCGCCGCGATGACGCTCGACAAGCCGACGGCGCTCTACATCCTCACCGAGCCGATCATCGAGTTCCCGCGGCAGCCCGGGCCGGTGCAGCCCGAATTCGGCTTCGACCTCATTGAGGTGTTCGCATGAGCCGCACAGCGCTCGATGCTGAGACCCTCGCTGCGCTGTCGGCGGCGAACGTCCAGCTCTTCGCGCTGCTCGAGCTCGCCCTCGAGGGCGGCACGATCTACCTCTGCGACCTCGCGTTCGACGTCGAATGGAACGGCCAAACCTACCTGGCCGCGCAGGGCATCGGCACGATCCAGCCTACGACCGAGACCGACACCGAGGCCAAGGGCATCACCTTCACGCTCGCCGCCGTCAACACTGCGGCCATCGCCAGCGCGCTGACCGAGCACGTGCAGGGCCGCGGCGTGCTGATCAGGCTCGCCGTCGTCGACGGAACGACGTTGCGGGTCGACCCGAACGTCTGGTCAGGCGTCCTCGACGTGATGACGGTCGAAGACGATGGCCACGAGCCGGTCATCCGCGTGACGGCCGAGCACCAGATGATCGCGTGGCAGCAGCCCAGCGGCACGCTGTTCTCCGATCCCGAGCAGCAAAAGCGCCACCCCGGCGACAAGTTCTTCGAGTTCGCCGCGCAGATGGCCGAGGCCACGATCGTCTGGCCTGGCAAGGACTTCTTCAAGCAATGACCGCCGCGCGTCGAGTGACCGGCTGGCCTGAGCGCCTGGCCGGGTATGTGGCTGCGCGCGCGTCGCTGCCGTTCCGATGGGGGGAGCACGACTGCATCACGTTTGCCGCAGGCGCCGTCGAGGCTGTCACGTGCTGGCGCCCCGACATGCCCACGTGGACCGATGCG